ATCTATGGGTTCAAAGAATTGGATAGATTATGATCCAGAAAGTATGTTAAAGTATAATTAATTATAATATATATATCTAGATGGAATATAATACAATTCCAGAAATAATAGATGAAAATGTAATATTATTAAATAAAGAAAAACAATTAAACAATGATTTACTTGGATGTATATATGCCCTAATAATAATTATAATATATTTGTCATATAAATATTATATGTGTTAATATATTAAATATTAATATATAGTAATAATATATATATATATAATGGAGTGGGGACAACAAAAGCAATTGCACCAAAATAATGCTAAATTAGCAATGTATCAGAATAATAATTACAGTTATGAAAGAATAAATGAAAAAAGATTAATTTTAGATGTTAATATGAGTATTTCAGGAACTTTGGATGAAGTTCAGTGTAAAGAAAGAGGTATAGACGGTTTAACAAAATTTAAATTAAAATTATGTGAACCATTAATAATAGATGAATTATCAGATGTATATTTAGAATCATTTATGACATGGAATAAATTTTTAGATAATTCTGGATCAGGCTCTTGTTTAGCTTATGTCTTAAAGGTAAAAGAATTTTGTAATAATGATACTAATTATGGAACAAATATATATACAACAAATTTAATACCAAATCCAGATTTTAATTGTAATATATCTTGTTCACCAGGAAATGTAAGTCAGGTTATTAAGACTACATATGATTGTTGTAAAACTGATGGAATTATAATACCACATTTCCGTTGTTTTCCATATGATAATGATTCACAAATATCTACGAGTAAAACAATGGTTTGTTGTACACACTTATCAGATGCTGAAAAATATGTTGCTACAATTAATCCAACAAAATTAACAGAAATAAATGGAACTATAACAGATAGTGGTGTAATAAAAAACATTGATAAGTGTGGTTTTATAGAAAATGGTGGTTCAAATATAGAATATAATCCAGCATTTAAAAATGGTTATGGTAGATTTATAGCGAGCTTTTTAATAAGAAAAAGATGTTATTGTTAATTAATTTAAAACTTTATCTTTAAAATATATATATAAATTATGTTAGAACAATTTTATGAAAAAGATAAAATTGAAGTGGGTATAGATGAAGCTGGACGAGGTTGTTTATTTGGTCCAGTTTGCGTGGCTTCAGTTATATGGTTAAATGAAGATCCAGTAGATGGGACAGTAGATAAAAATTATAATATAATAGATTCTAAAAAGTGTTCAGAAAAGAAGAAAAACATATTAAAAGATTATATTAAAGAGAACTGTATAGGATATAGTATAGAATTATTAGATAATGAATATATAGATAAACATAATATATTAGAATCTACTTTAAATTGTATGCATAAATGTTTAGATAATATTACAAATAAACATAATATTGATACTATATTAGTTGATGGAAATCATTTTAATATATATGAAGATAAAAATGGTAAAATGATATCATATATGTGTGTAATAGATGGTGATAATAAATATAAAAGTATAGCAGCTGCTAGTATATTAGCAAAAACATATAGAGATGAGTATATTAAGAAATTAGTAGAAGATAATCCGGAATTAAAGAGCTATGATATACACAATAATAAAGGTTATGGGACAAAAAAACATATAGAAGCTATAAAAAAATACGGGATTACTAAATGGCATAGAAAAACATTTGGTATATGTAAAAATTATTAGATTATTCAAAAGACAATGTTATTTTTTTTTCAGTAGGTGTTATTGTCGTGATTCCTTTATTTAAAGGTATTAATTGATATACAGTTGTTTTTTTGCCATCAATAAATTTTTCTTTAGAAAATAGTGTATAGTTTTGAATTTTTAAAAAATGTCTTAATATAACAATACATCTTTTAATAGTAATATCTTTTAAATATATTTTTGATTTACATGGTAGATAGTATGTATGTAATTTATTATCTATTTCTTTTAGTTTATCTAATGTATTTAATGTTTCTAAATCAGATTTAGTAAAAAAGCGAGTATCTTCAAAATCATCTATTCCATATAAATTAAGTAATTTAATTATAAAAGACTTATCTGGAATTATTTTGAATAATTGATTCCTACCCATAATATATTTATATATATTTATATTATGATTTAAAAGTTTAAATATATTTTAATTATATATATATATTAATAGATGCCAGGTAAAGTAATATTAGATTTAGGAGGTGATATATCTGAAATAAAAGAACAATTAGTTGAAGGTGGTTTTACAATAGGTGGAACTGAAGGTTCAGAAGATAATGTTGGACCTTATAGAGATGATCAAGTATTACCTGAAATAGATGAAGTTGAAATACCAGAGGGGGAGATGATGGAACAAGAAATGGTAAACTATAGTGAAGATGATTTAGTTGCTCAAATGGTTGAATTACCTATTAGTAATATTAGATCAGAAGAATTATTTGAATCAGGGGAAATAGAAGAAGATCAAACTGAAACACAAATACGGGAGATTATAGCTAAAAAGACAGAAGATTTAACAGAAAGCGATATTCATTTATTAAGGTTGGAAGTATTAAAAAGAGATAATCCAAATGCTATTAAAAAATTAGCAAAAGAAAAATTAAAAGAAACATTAGTAGATCTAAAAGAAGGTCAACAAGAAAAATATATAGAAATAGAAAAAGATTATCATCATAAAAAAGATAACGAAGATTTAGAAAAAATTCTTAGAGAAGAAAAAGCTCAATATGAACAAGTTAAAAAAATAAAAGAAGATATACCATTAAATGTATGGAATATAATAGATACATATTTTAGGGATAATAAATATTATAAATCAAAACATCAACTTGACTCATATAATGAATTTATAACATCTAAAACAAATGGTATTGAATATATTATTAAGAGAGAAAATCCATTAATTATATATAAAGATTTATTAAGTAATGGCAAATTTAGATATGAAATAACTTTTTATTTTGGAGAAACATTAGATGAAAGTGGTGTTCCGATAGAAGGAAAAGAGAATTTATTTTTAACATCACCAACTATATATAATTCAGATACAAAAAAAATGTCATATATGTATCCAAATGATGCAAGGTTAAGGTCCTTAACTTATGCCATGTATATTTTTTGTAATATTGGTGTTAAAATCATAGACAATGTTGGCGATTCTACTAAAGAACCACCTGTATTACCAGGGGAAATGAGAATTACTAATTATGAAAAAGAAAATATAGGAATACTTCCAATTATGCTTCATTCAAAATCTTGTATATTAAATAATTTAGATTCTCAAAAATTAAATGAAATGGGAGAATGTAGATATGATCAAGGTGGATATTTTATTATAAAGGGCAAAGAGAAAGTAATACTATCACAAGAAAAGAAAGTTAATAATGTATTATATATTAATAAATCACCAGACGAAAATATTATATTACAGGGTATAATTAAATCTGTATCTAAAGAAGGTTTTCAATCATCTAGGACAAATGCTATATCATATGTAAAATCTAATGTTATTATAAATAAAAATTCACCATTATCAAAAACAATTGAAAGTAAGCGTTTTCAAGTTAGAATATTAGGATTAGATGTAAAAATTCCATTATTTATTATTTTCAGAGCTTTAGGTGTTGAAACAGACAAAGATATCTTAGATATGATAATATATGATAATGATAGTGATACATTAAAGAATAAATTATTAGATGTATTACAAGAATCTATAAAAGATGCTAGACCAATATATACTCAAAAAAATGCATATAAATTTTTATCATTAAATACAAAGGGTAAAGAAATTATTAATGTAATAGATATTCTAAATAATAATTTTTTACCAACATATGAAACAAATAATATAGAAAAAGCTAAATATTTAGCATATGCTGTTAGAAAGATAATATTAACACATATTAATGTTATAAAAGAAACAGACCGAGATTCTTATGCTGTTAAGAGAATTGATACAGCTGGACCATTATTATTAGAATTATTTCGAGAATTATGGGGTAAATTCCAGAAAAATATATCCTTAAAGATAGATGCTGAATTTAAATTTAATTTTGATAAGATTGGAAAAGATATATTCAAGATAGTCGATAGTAATAAGGATAAAATAATTGATAACTCAATTATGAATCAAATTAGTAAATCATTTGGAAGTGTATTTGGATCAGGTGTATCAGCAAAACAAGGAATTGTTCAAGATTTAAATAGAAATTCTATGTTAGGGGCATTATCACATATTAGAAGATTAATAACACCTCTTGCAGCAGGGTCTAAAACTATTGGACCAAGAAAATTACATGGTTCTCAATGGGGATTTGTTTGTCCAACCGAATCACCTGATGGTGGAAATGTTGGAATAGTTAATCATTTAAGTATTATAAGCACCATATCATTTAATATTCGTGAAAATGGAATAATGGAATGTTTAAAAGATAATAATTTATTAGAACTAAAGGATAGTATAAATAAAGATTTATATTCACATTCCAAGGTATTTATGAATGGTAAATTAATTGGATTTCATAAAGAAGCAGAATTTTTAGTTAAATTACTAAAATTATTAAAATTAAATAGTATAATTAATATTTATACATCAATATCGTGGAATATTGATTTGAATGAAATATATATATATACTGATTCTGGTAGAATTGTTAGACCTATTTTAGTATTAAAATATGATAAAGATGGGAAAAAAATAAATGATTTAATTCAAGGAAACCCCCAACTTTTAGAAAATTGGGATAAATTAATACATGGTTATTTATATGATAAAGAAGAAGTATCGGTATATAGTGATGGTTATTATAAACAACAATTAGATGATATTAAGAAAAAAGAACCTAATTATTTAGAATTTTTACAAGAAGTAGCGAGTCCAATTGAGTATATAGATTCTACAGAAAGCGAATTTATATTTATAGCAAAAGATATATATTCAATTGATAAAGATTATACACATTGTGAAATACATTCTTCATTAATTCTGTCACCTCTTGCTTTACAAATACCATTTCCCGAACATAGTCAATTTCCAAGAAATGTATTTTCATGTCAGCAAACTAAACAAGCGGTTGGAGTATATTCAAGTGCTTATAATACAAGATTTGATACATTTGGACATATATTATCATATCCTCAAAAAGCTTTAGTTACAACAAGATATAAAAAATACACAAATGTAGATAAATTGCCAAATGGAGAAAATATAGTTGTTGCTATATGTTCTTATTTAGGATACAATCAAGAAGATAGTATTATGATAAATAAATCTTCAATTGATAGAGGTATGTTTAATTCAATGTATTTTAGAAGTTATGAAGATAATGAGGAAGTAAATAAAAGTAATAATACTAGTTTTTTTAGTAATCCTAATCAAATGAAAAATAATGAAATTAAAAATATAGAAGCTTATTCTAAATTGAATAATGATGGAATTATTGATGAAGGAACATATGTTAAATATGGAGATAAAATAACATCCAAATGTGAAAAACATAAATTGCCAGATGGTACTGAAACAACTGTTATATCTGGTATGAATATTAATAGAGAAACAAGTGGAACAGTTGATAAAGTAATAATAACTAGAAATAAAGATAACTTGAAAAAGTGTAAGATAAGAATATATAAACAAAAAATTCCGACTGTTGGCGATAAGTATGCTAGTAGATGTGGACAAAAAGGTATGTGTGGAATGGTCTTAGAACAATGGGAAATGCCATTCACTAAAGATGGTATTGTTCCAGATTTAATGATAAATCCACATGCTATTCCAAGTCGTATGACTATCAATCAATTTTTAGAAGTTGTTTTAGGTAAAACATGTGCTATTACAGGTCATTTTGGTGATGGGACACCATTCCAAAATAATAGCGTAGAACATTATGCAGATATGTTAGGCAAATTAGACTATGAACAATATGGTAATGAAGTAATGTATAGTGGTATAAATGGAGAACAAATTAAAACATCTATATTTATCGGTCCAACATATTATCAAAGATTAAAGATAATGGTTGCTGATAAAATGTTTTCACGGGCTACAGGTCCAATGCAAATGTTAATTAAACAACCAGCAGCAGGTAGGTCAAATGGTGGTGGCCTTAGAATAGGAGAAATGGAAAGGGACAGTATATTAGGTCATGGAACTGCTGGATTCTTAAAAGAAAGTATGATGGAAAGATCTGATAAATATATGGTCCAAATAAATAAAAATACAGGTTTAATAGATTATGATAATAACTCATCAGAAAATTGTGTTAATATAGCAATACCATATGCAATGAAAATGTTATTACAAGAATTAGAAACAATGTCTATGGCACCAAGGATTATTATAGACGAAAAGATAAACAATGAGACTATATTTACACATATTAATGATTTATATAATAATATGAATCCTGACAATTATGATGTAGTTGATGGAGAAATCATTGATGGAGAAATAGTTGATGATTATTAAATAATTTAAAATTAATTTGAATAATTATTATATCTATTACATTAAATATATATAAATGGAAATAATTACAGAGGTTACAAAATCAAGAAATGTTGTCAAAGAAATATTATCCGAAGATTATGAAATAAACAGTGTTCCAGATTATACTGAAGAAGAAATAGATAAATTATATAGAATTGATATTAAAAAGAGTAATCCATTTAGTATTTTAGGATATGGTATATCGTGTAATATGTCTATAAAACATAAAACAATTCCAGATCATTATATTCATGTTCTGTATTATAATTTTCCAGAAATAGGGAAAAGTAGTTCAAAGGTTACAAAAACTATTATAGATAAAATTATGTCTTTATATATTAATGAAGCAATTAAGAACACAGATAATATTATAGTTATTATTAATGAAACTATAAGTGATACAATCAATAATATGGTAAATACATTAAATATTCAGTTACACAATAAATTTAATTTAGATGAAACTGAACTTGGAAAAAAATTAAAAGAAAAAAATATTAACCTTCAAAGTAAACATTTTAGATTTGTTACATTATTTAATGTGAAAAATCTACAATTTAATGCTTTAAACCATGATCTTGTTGATAAACATATAATTATCAGAAATACAGATGAAATTAATAAAATATTAAAAACATGTAATTGCACAATTGATCAGCTACCAGTTATATCACAAGGTGATGCTATTGGTAAATTAAAACTAATTCGTATAGGAGATTTATGTAAAATAGAAAGGACAAGTAAATCAACAGGTCAATATGATTATTATCGAGTTTGTAAATAATATCATCTAATAATTGAAGAAATTAATAATTCATCATATAAATCTCTATTTATATATTCTTTTTCATATACTTCTTTATTATCTTCTGTAATATTTTTTGTATAACTTATTATACATAACATTATACCAATAAATACAAATAATATAGCAATATTCATTATATATATATATAATATTTTCTTTTGATAAAAGTTATTAGTCCTG